TTTTAATGTCAACCAACTTCCAAACAATCTAAACAAAAATCCACTCAAACTGTTCAATGCACCCTGTGTTTTTTGACCCAGTTTGATTGCAGGTGCTAAAACTGCCGCTCGTATTTTCTGCTCAACAACACTTTCCTTACCTTCTCGCAGTTTTTGTTGTGCTAATCTATTTTCTAATATTTGTTCTTGTCTTTCTTTCTGCCTTTCTAATGCTTGTTGAGCGGCAAGATCAGATCTTACTGCTTGGAGTGAGTTTGATAATTGATTTACCTGTGCAGAAAGAGTTCTGATTTCTCCAGATACTCTTGCCAGTTGAATTGAATTCTGACTCAATAGTGCCTGATCTCTTGCCTGCGCGACAGGACGAGGATCTCTGCTTCCTACAAAAGAAGAGGCAGAAATTCTAGATCTTCTTGCTACTATTGGTGAAACTTCAACCATGCATCTGTTCGTGTTGTGCTTTCAGATTTTCTTCTTCAATGTATTGTTGGAGGAAAGTAAGATAGATTTCTTTCTCCCAAGGTATCATATTTTCAAGTTCTGTCAAGCTATATTTATGGTGTTGCATCAAAGCAAAATTGATTCTAAAGTATGACTCAAGATCAGTATGAGCCATACTTACGCGAAAAAACTTGCTAATCCCTCAAGTACAACTTCGTTTTCAACACCAGTGTTTGGATTTGTGATATTGATTGTATGTGAAAGTTTTGGCATTGTAGCAAAAAACTTTTCAACTTCTTTGAATTGTTTTGAACTTAATTGCTCAACAAATTCTCTCATTTCTTTTTTAGTAGAATCCTTGGCTGACCAAGATTCTTCTTCATTGTAAATCTGTTCAATACAAGACATCACAATTTCAAAGGTATCATCAACATCAATATCATTCAAAGTGAAATTGCTTTTTACAAATTCATCCATAGATGGATATTTCAATCTCATAGAAAGTTCATCATCTAATTTGATATCTCTAGAATGATCTTTATCAAATTGAACTTCAATCTCATCCAAAGTAATTACTGTTGGAACTTTTGTTTCCCCATCATCTGGGCAGGTAACAAGAACTTCAACTTCTTCGCCTACTGATTTTCCTCTAATATTAAGGAAAAGATATTCAATATCAAAAGTTGCGAGTTCATTTACTTTTACGCCTCTCGTAAGCACGCAGTTAGAAATAACTTCTTTAACTGCATTTGCAATGGTGGTAGTGTTTTCACTCTCCATCGCGATAATTAAAACCTTCTCTTCTTTAACTAAGAATGGTCTGTACTTGATCTTTTTCTTGGTAGAAGGAATCACCAACTCATAGGTTGGTGTAGAAATCTTTGGTAAAGGCATTACAATCTATGCACATCAGTAAAATTATTTATTACGCTCTTCTATTACTACCAAAACCACGAATACCCTCAGAAATCAATAAAGCGTTGTCACCGTTTAAAAATCTACTATCAGCAATCAATCTAGAACTTGATGAATTACTATTTCTCATATCATTGGGTAGAGGAGCGCCTAAGAAATCCTTAGATCCATCCAAATTTTTGTTTGCATACTGTTCTGCAAAAGATTTTGCTTGTTTCTTTTGTGATGGAGAATCATTCTCTGCCTCATCTCTCTTTCTGTCAAGAGATGATGATTTTCCAGCAATATGATAATCATATGAAAAAATTGCTGTTGCTTTCAATATTTGTGAACCTTCATATGAAACTGGTATGGCATCCAATGATAGTGGAAAAAGGTTAATAAATTTATATTCCAGATAATTTTTATAATCCCTTTCAAATTTGATAATTCTAGTTTCTGAACACTTATAGTCATCAGGATATCTCATTCTAAAGTAGTATCCATCTCTTGTTGGATCTGCACCATCCAGACGAGAACCGCCAGACATATATTCTAACCAATGCTCAAGAAATTTTAAAGATCTATATTTGTTATCAACATAGAATTCCATGGACATTTGTGTAAATGTCCTGGTGTGTGCCATTTTTTCGGCAAGACCTTGATAGTTTCCTATGATATTTGTAGTTGCGTGAGCACTACCAGGTAGTGATGCTCTACAACATAACAAAGACAGGTCATCTGCAATATATCTGTCTAAAATACCTTTTGTCTTTAGGTGAGTCATCAACCCACCAGACAATCCTGCGAAAGTAACTGCAAAGTGTGAACTGACAGAAAGATTACTTAAGGTTGGTTTTATCTGAGATATCTTTTTCGGAAATGGTCTAGGCACTCTAAATACTCTTAGGTGATTGTTTAGTTATTTAGATGTCATATAAGGGAAAATACAAACCATCTTATCCTAAGAAATATAAGGGTGATCCGACCAATATTGTATACCGTTCTCTCTGGGAACGCAAGTTTATGGTCTACTGTGATAATAATCCAAGTGTTATAGAATGGCAGTCGGAAGAGTTTTGTATCCCATATCGTTCTCCTATTGATAATAAGGTTCATCGGTACTTTCCAGACTTCTTTATAAAGTACAAAGATGTGAGTGGTAAAATCAAATCATCTTTGATTGAAATCAAACCAATGAGGCAGTGTTCCCCCCCACCCAAACCAAAGAGGCAGACAAAAAAATACCTGAACGAAGCATATGAATATGCTAAGAATCAGGCAAAGTGGAGAGCAGCACAAGATTACTGTGCTGACAGAATGTGGGAGTTCAAAGTTATGACTGAAAAAGAATTAGGTATCAAGTAATGGCAACCAGACCCACAGATACAGACAGTAATGTAAATAGGGTCCGTGGTATTGCTGATGATATCATCGGAATAAAAGATCCTGATGATATTATGATTGCACTGCTTGAAGTTCTTACAGAGCAACCGAAAACATCTGTTCAACCAGGTCAGATATACGTCTTTGTATATAATGCAAAAACACCCCAACTAAGGTACGATCAAAATCCTTTCGTAGCAGTCACAGATATTATGCCTTGGGGTTTCCGTGGAATCAACTTTCACTGGGATGAACCTAGACAATATACCTGGGCAGAAGTTGCTGGTGGAGTATACAGAGTGTACCCATCAGAAGTAAAAGATTTATCAATGATCCCTTTTGGCAATTTCAAGCTAAATACATAAAAGCTTCTTTATAGATGGCACGATCCAGAGCTCAATTACAAAACGATCTCACTGAGATGTTCAAGGATGGTTACGACTATCAAGAGAGCAAAGAAGCTACTGATTCTATCGAAACTGCTAATTCCACGCAAAATGAAGCGGAAAAGGAACCAGCAGAAGATCCTAAAAGAAAGTCCGAATCATCCGCACAAGTTTTTAGATATCCTTACAAAAAATATCAAGAAACTCAAGATAGTTTACTTATAACTGCCTTTGATTTTGATAGAAGAGATCAAAGTATTGGTCAACTTCTTACTCCTTTATTTAAAAATACATTTCAAAAATACGTAGGAGTTACAGAAAAAACCGTATTTAATCCGAAAACTGGACTGAACGAAACTGTTCAGACTGAAATTACTCAACAGATAGGTAATTTGTATCCATCTGGAATTAACATCAATATTGATGGACTAGGAACACCACTTCCAAGTGCTACTGATACATTTAATAGTGGGGACGTTGGAGAACTTTTAAAAAATGCATCTTACATCTATCTACCTATTCCACAACAAATAAGTGATAGTATGGTTGTTGATTATGCTCAGGATAAATTGAATCCTGTTCAAGGAATGACTGCAGCAGCGGTTGGTGGAATGCTTGATCCCCAACAAAATGAACTTGGAAACAAGGTGATGGATATTCTTAAAACAATAGGATCGAATCCCGGAAGCACAAGATTTACTGGAGAAGCAAAAGATGTGGCTGCTCTACAGACAGGATTAGCAGGTATGGCATTGAGAGGCATCACCAATGTTTCTCCTGAAATGCTTATCTCCAGAGCATCAGGTCAAATCTTCCAATCTAATTTAGAATTGCTGTTTAGTGGAGTTGCGTTAAGAACATTCCCATTTGTATTTGATTTTGCTCCTAGAAATGAACCTGAAGCTCGTGAAGTAATGAGAATAATTAAAGAGATTAAATATAGAATGGCACCAAGTAAGGGATCAGGATTACTTCTCTCATCACCAAGTTACTTCTTGTTTTCATATAGGTCTGGAAAAGACAAACATCCTTTCTTGAATCAATTTAAACTTGGTGTTCTTACTGATATGTCAGTAAACTATACTGCAGGCGGCAATTATGCAAGTTATGGTGGAAAATACAAAGCACCTGTACATATGAGAATGCAATTAACATTCAAAGAAGTTAATCCAGTATATCAAGAAGATTATGAAGATCTATTTGATGCAGGAATCAAGGGAGTCGGTTACTGATGTCTTATTTTAGAGAACTACCAAATATACTATATCCATCCAATTTAGTAGATAAAGAATCATCTCAGCAATATATTGCTGTAAAAAACTTGTTCCGTAGAGTAAAACTCTCTGGAGAAGCCGATGGTATTGCAAGTTTATTCACAAAATATACCATTCTTGAAGGTCAACGACCAGATACGATAGCAAAGGCATTTTATAAAAATGAAACCTATGATTGGGTTGTAGTCTTAACTTCAGGAATTACTAATATCAAAGATCAATGGCCACTTTCAAACTATGATCTTAACAGATACGTTGAAAATAAGTATGGTTTGACAGAGATGAATAACATTCATCACTACGAAACTCTTGAAGTTATTGATTCTAAAAATAGATTGATTCTTTCTGAAGGAATGAAAGTAGATCAAAGCTTTAAAATCCCTGCACCACTTGACACTAACATAACTTATACTATTGTTGGTGCTTACGAAAGCACCAAACATACTGGAAGTGGAGATTTAAATCCTGTAAAAGGTATATCAAACTATGAATATGAAACTAAATTGAATGAATCAAAAAGAAAAATAAATTTACTCAAACCAAAATACTTGATGAGATATATTGATGAAATGAAGCAAATTATGACATATGACAGAAACTCTCAATATATTAATGGTGGTTTAATTGTTGCTTCCAACAATAGACTCGTCGGTCCATAAGAGATCTAAACTCTTGTCGAACACCATCACGTATCGGTGCTTCTGTGTTCGATCTCTCCATTCACCTTCTTCACCCTTGATACTTCCTCGGGAGTGTTTGGTTCCGTCTGCAAAGTAAAAATCTTTCTTTCTGTCTGATAGACCACAGTAGCGAAAGTTGCAAGCACGATAAATTGT